AGACTATGGCACAACTAGACAAAGTATATAAAAACAGTTGTTAAGCAATGCAAAAACATACTAAAGTGTATTTTAACTTTTTTGGCTATGACGAGTCAGACACAATATTATGTGAAATGTGTAGTGCAGTTGCAGTAGATATACACCACCTAGAAAAAAGAAATAAAACAAAAAACGATTTTGTAGAGAATTTAATAGCAGTATGTAGAGATTGCCATATAAAAGCAGAAACAGACAGTTGTTTTAACTCATATTGCAGAATACAACACCTGCAAGTTGTTTGTGAGCAGGTATACGCACTAATAAATTTAAATAAAAAACTAGATGCAATTAGAAAAAATAAAAATTAGCAAACTTAAAGCTGCGACATACAACCCAAGACAGATTAGCACAAAGCAGTACAACGATTTAAAAAAATCAATAACAAAGTTTGGTTTAGTTGATCCGATTATAGTTAATGAATACTTCACAGAAAACTTTTATGTAGTGATAGGTGGGCATCAACGTTTAAAAATATGTAAAGAACTAGGATATACAGATATAGCTTGTATAATATTAAACTTAAACGTAGAACAAGAAAGAGAATTAAATATAAGGCTTAATAAAAACACAGGTGAGTTTGATATTGATATACTTGCAAATGAATTTGATATAGATAATTTAGTAGATTGGGGTTTTAAGCATATTGACTTAGGACTAAATGTAGATAAAATACAAGAAGATAATAATGTCAGTATAATAACAGTAAAAGAGCAGGACGAAGTAAAGGCTTTTGAACTGTACAATAGTTTAAATGAACAAGGTTATAATGTAATCATAAAATAATACAAATGGCACACGATAAAAAAGAAAGATTATTACAGGCGTTACAAGAAACGCAAGGACTAATATACCACGCTTGTAAAAAAGCAGGTAACATAAGCAGGTCTACATACTATCGCTATATGCGAGAGGACCAGGAATTTGCAAAGGCAGTAAAAGAAATACAAGAGGCACAGATAGACTATGTAGAGGGCGAACTTATTAAAAACATAGCTAGAGGCAAAGAAACAAGTATAATATTTTACTTAAAGTCTAAGGCAAGAGATAGAGGCTATGCAGAAAAAGTAGATATTACAAGTGGTGGCAAAGCACTTACTGAACTTAAAATAGAAGTTATTGACACAGGGAAAGATTAAAACAACAAATGTATTTAACAAGGCGTATAGGTCTACAACTAGAATTACCTGTCTACAAGGGGGGACACGTAGCTCTAAGACCTATTCGCTTTGTCAATTGTTTATAGTCAAATGCTTAGAAGAAACAGGCAAAGTATTTACTATATGTCGTAAAACACTACCTGCACTAAAAGGTACTGCATATCGTGATGTGCTTAACATACTAAAAGAGTTAGAGCTTTATGACGAAGCAAATCACAACAAATCAGAACTATCTTATCAACTAAATGGCAATATATTAGAATTTATTAGCGTAGACCAACCACAAAAAATAAGAGGTCGTAAAAGACACTATCTGTGGTGTAACGAAGCTAACGAATTTACTTACGAAGATTGGCAACAACTAATTTTAAGAACAACAGAAAAAATTTACCTAGACTACAACCCAAGCGATCCGTACAGTTGGATTTACGAGAAAGTACACACAAGAGATGATTGCACATTTTTACAATCTACATACCAGGCAAATCCTTTTTTAGATGACGACACTATTGCAGAAATAGAAAGACTAAAAGACATAGACCCTGACTATTGGCGTGTGTATGGACTTGGTGAGATAGGTACAGTACAAACTATGATATTCAGAAACTTTAATTTAGTAGATGACGTACAAGGTCGTTTAATTGGTTATGGTTTAGACTTTGGCTTTACAAATAGTCCTACTGCACTTGTAGAAGTAAGGCAACTTGACGACAATTTATACATTAAAGAGTTGTTATACGAGAAGCGACTGACTAACACAGATTTAGCAAACAAAATGAAAGCATTAGGCATAGACAGACAAACAGAAATAGTAGGAGATAGTGCAGAGCCAAAAAGCATAGAAGAAATATATAGACAAGGATTTAACATTAAACCTGCAAAGAAAGGTGCAGGTATACACTTAGGCATTGACATTATGCGTAGATACAAGCTACACATAACAAAAGACAGTCTAAATGCAATAAAAGAATTTAGAGGTTATAAATGGGCAACAGACAAAAATGGTGACGTGCTAAACACACCTGTCAAAGTAAACGACCATTTAGTAGATGCCTGTCGTTATCTATGCCTAAATAAACTTAGTGTAAATCATAGTGGCAAATATTATATACTGTAAAAAACAAAATATTAACTTTTATATTTATTAGTAATGAAAGAGGTCAAATTAACAATACCTGACAATTGGAACGACATAACTATTGACATTTATCAAAGATATGTTAAAATACAAGAGGGCAAAGACACAGAGAAAAACAAAGTTGTAAAAAGTTTAGCGTTGCTTTGTAACACAAGTCCATTTGTAGTAAAAAAAATGGCATACAACGACTTGTTAGACATTATGAGCATAATAAAAAAAATGATTGACACAGAACCAACTACAGACGATTTTAAAAAGTTGTTTACACTAAAAGGTGTAGAGTATGGTTTTTGTCCTAACCTAAATAGATTGACAACAGGCGAATACATAGACTTAGAGGCATATTGTAAAAACCCAATAGACAATTTACATACTATTATGTCTATACTGTATAGAAAGGTAACGCACAAAGTCAATAATAGGTATGCCATAGAAAGCTACGATCCTGATGAGTTTAAAGAAGAGATATTTAAAGATTGTCCGATGAGTATAGCACTAAGCAGCTTAGGTTTTTTTTTGACTTTAGGCGAAAGATTAGCGAAGATTACGCAACCTTATTTGGAAGCTCACAACACGACACTACAAAAGGCGTGACAATGCAAAGCAAGTGGGGTTGGTATAATGTTTTATATAGTTTGTCAAATAGTATATTAGACATTGAAAAAATAACAAGACTACCTATTTTAGAGGTGCTAACATATTTAGCTTATAGTCAAGATTATAACAACAAACAGAAAAGTAACTATGATAAATTTTAAAGATGTAGTAGGGTTTTTTGAAACGATAGCTACTAAGCATTATCAAATTAAATCGTTTCATAGTGGCAACTTAGACGAAGTAGATATTAACAAGTTAGGTGCAGAAGACTATGTTATATTATATGCAGAGCCTGGTAGTGCAACTGTAAACACAGGCGTACTTACTTACTCGTTTACAATATATGTAATGGACAAAATAAACGATGTAGTAGGTGACGAACCTAACAAGCAAAGGTTGGGACGTGTAGACACATATTCTGAAACACTACAAATACTAAATGATGTTATTGCAGAGTTTAAGCAAAATTTAAATAGCAAGTCTTATGTGGACGACCAAGTAGTTCTGCAATTACCTATAACTTGTGAACCATTTACTGCAAGATTTAACAATTTGCTAACAGGTTGGAGTGCTACAATAAATGTAGATGTAAACAATAAAAACAATTTGTGCATAGCACCGATTACACACAATAGCTAATGGACTATAAAAACACTATACAAGCATTGCAAAAACTTGGCACGAATGTTGTTAAAGAGGGACGTGGCATATTAAAGCGTAAGAAAAAGACAACAAGTCCTAACACACTATTTAACGAATTTGACTACCTAGTAACAAACACAGGCGAAACTGTTACTTTGGAATTTGTTTTTGGTAAAGCAGAGGACTATTGGCAATTTGTAGACGAAGGTGTAAAAGGTGTTGGTGGATTTAAAGGTTCAGGTAGAGCAAGAGGACAAGGCAGTCCATTTAAGTTTAGTAATAAAATGCCACCAAGACGAGCAATAGATAAATGGATAGTTACTAAACCACTTAAAGCAGGTAGAGATGAAAGAGGCAGATTTGTTAGTCGTAAATCATTAGCATTTTTGATACAAAGGTCAATATTTCAAAGAGGATTACAACGCACACAATTTTTTAGCAGACCATTTACAGAACAACTAGATAAACAAACAGATAACATAACTAAGGCTTTTGCAGATGACATAGAAATAGCTTTAGAACAAGCATTTAAATAATAGATTATGAGTACAAATAATTTAAGCATAGTACAACAACCTGTAAACACAGCAGACAAAGTGCCTGTCATAACTAATTGGAATCCTTTGATTGGTGTAATGGTATTTAAAGACCAGAATATAAGCAGTTTGTTTTTTTACAAATTAGGATTAGAAGTATACAAAGGCTCTAGTACATCAGGCACACTTATAGCTAAATACAAGCAAAGACGTAATGGCTTTAGTGACGATGTATTTAATGGCAAAGCAAGAGCATTTTTTGATGTTAGAGAAGTTATTAATACACAATTAGTAGATACTGTGTACGATCAAAATCTAAGTGGACTACCTTTTAGCACACTACACAAATTAGGTGCTAACGATTATGATGGCGATGAAAAAATATTTAGTACAAATGGCGATGCAAATGCAGGATTTACGCAACTAGGAGAGTTTTTTCTAAGAGTGTTTGAAAGCTATGCTACAAGCACAAGTAGTGCAGTAACAGAGTTTATACCAAGCACACCTGTAACAAATAGCGAGTTTTATATACAAGCAACTTTGCCACTATTTACACCAAGAAGTGTAGGGGCAACAATTGACTCAACATACATACAAGGTAGAGCATTTAGTATATATAAGTTAAATACTAATCTATCTAAATTTATGTCAGACGTTGAAATAAAGACAGGTATATATGGCAGAGGTTACTATAATAATGTATCCTGGGACGGCACAGATGGTGACTATCACACATTAGGATTTTTAAATGGTGAAACAGATTTTGATAGTAAACCACATAAATTAGTTGTAACTTATTTTAATGGTGCATCGCAACTTACATCAACAGAGATACCAAATCAAAACACAGAGGGTGGTGCAAAACCTGAAACAACAGGAACAGAAGTTAATACAGATGCAGAAAGATTGCTATATTTTGGTTGTGGTCCAGGAAACTTAAACTCATATACTGCACCAAGTAGTGTAACAACACATCAACCAAGTAATGCTGCTAATAATGGTTGGACACATTACAAAGTTAAAGCAATAAATAGCAGTTCGGCAGATATGTCAGACGAGGTAATATTTGTAAATAAAGGCAAGAGTTGTAAAGGTTTTAAGATGCGTAGACTAGCGTGGCGTAACAGTTTAGGTTGTTATGACTATCTAAACTTTGAGCTTAAATCTACACAAACAATAGACATAACTAGAAACACATTTGAAAAGCCAATAGGTATATATAACAAGTCAAAGTATAGATATAGCGATTGGGACACAGGCAAAGAAGTTAGAGAAACAGGTGCAGTTTTAAAAGAAACACTAAACACAGATTATTTGACAGATGATGAAGTTGTGTTAATAGAAAAGTTATTAATAAGTACAAGAGTATACATTGTTGAAAATGTAGACACAGAATTTACACAAGCAGTAACAATAACAGACAGTAGTTTTATTAGAAAAAATGTTATAAACGATAGACTTGTACAATATTCAGTACAAATAGAATATGCAAATCCTCTTAACACCAATTCGTAATGTCAAGAGTTAGATTAGTTGCATATAGAAAAAAAGAAACATTAGCACAGGGTACTGTCAATGGTAACGTAGCTGCAACAACAGGACTTGCAACAATACCAATGTCTTTTACAAGTGGCGTAGCTACTGACTTTTATTTTGTTGGTGATACAATATTAAATAACGAGACACAAGTGCTTGGTGTGATAGATTCTGTAACTGCATCGTCAATAGTTTTGGCAGGTCTTAATTTTGCAGTTAGCACAAACGACACGCTTAAAATACTTAGGACTAACACATACAATTTAGATCTACAAGAGCAACCAAATATTTCTCTTAATTTTCAATTTGCAGATATTAAAGAACCTGAGAAACGAAAGGCAAGTTATTCGCAAACATTTAAACTGCCATTTACAGATGCTAACAATGAATTTTTTGAAAATTGGTATAATGTAAACGCAGAAACATTAGTATTTAACACGCATAGAAAATTTGATGCAGTATTATATGTAGGTACTGTGCCACAATTTGAAGGTGTTATACAGTTAAAAGCAGTATATAAAAAAGCAGGACTTTATGAGGTTGTACTATTGTCTAATGGTGCTAATCTATTTACTTTGCTAGGCAATAAAAAAGTGTTTGAAGCCTGGACACAAGAAGAAAGGTCTGATTTTTATTTTACTTATAATTATGACAACCTTAAAAGAAGTTGGGATGGAAGTAATACTAACTTTACCAACTTAGATGGTGTTAGCTTTAGAGATCCTGATGCAGCAGTGCAGAAAGTTATGTTTCCTATGCAGGTTAGTGTGCCTAATTTCTATTATCCTGACCCTGAAAGTGATAACACATATCTGAGCTTAGACAATCCAACAACACTATCTGATGCAGACTATGAAGCACAAAACTATATTGTGCCTATGACACAGTTTAAACCTGCAATACAACTTAGGACTGTGTTAAAACAAATATTTAATTCTGTTGGATTTACTTATACATCTACATTTTTAGATAGTGTATATTTTGGTAGACTGTTTATGACTACTTGCAACCACTTAGGTAAACCATCTTGTGAAACATTGCCAACACCAGGACAGGTAGACGGACAAATGCTTGTCGCACACTATGATAGTACATACGCAAGTTTTACCTTGCCTAGTGGCACACAAGTCAATTGCTTTAATGGTGTTGTTACAGGTGGCAGTATAAACGCAGAAACATTTAACCAATGGCAAGATGTCACAGTCAATACTACTACACCATCGGCAGGATTTGAGTTACCTACTAATGAAAACAATCTTTGGAGTACATCTTTACAAGCATTTCACAAAACAGACCCTAATATGGCTACTTTGCAATTTGTTACGTCTGTTTCTGTAACTAATATGGTAGCTTGTAGCACAAATAGTGCTATTGCACAATTTAAGTTAGTGCCTATGAATAGCTCAGGAGTAGAGGATAGTGCAAATGCTATTTATCCTGAATCTGTGCCTTTGTATTGGAGTACAACAGGTGGTTCATCTCAAGAATATAATTTACAAACATATTTACCAATAGTTGACATACCGACAGGTAGCTATGTTAGAATATATATTAGGTTAAGAGGCATTAAAAAATCATCAACAGGTAGCACAAGCACAGTTAATTTTGGTGGACAGGTTATACCATTAACAAGTGCTGCAAGTGGTATTAGAATGTTTGTTAATATTGTATGGGATGGACTAGGCGACAATGTGTTAGATAGAACAGTAGATACAATTGCAGGTATTGATCCGTCACTTACACAGAAAGCATTTATAAAAGACTTAATACAAAGATTTAACTTAGTATTTATCCCTGACAATGATAATCCTACTAACTTAAAAATAGAGCCTTATAATGACTTTGTTAGTGGTGGTGAAATAAAAAATTGGAGTAATAAACTAGATTTAAGCAAAGAGGTAGTTATAAAAGACACAACAAGTTTACAAAAAGCAATAGTAGACCTTAGTGATGCAGAAGATGTTGATTTACTAAATAAAACCATAGCAGACTTTGAGCCAACAATAAATGTATTTGGAAACATAAACACACAAAATACCAATAACGAGTTTGCGCAGGGTGAGTTTAAATATAAATCACCTTTTGCACCTTACATAAACCAACAAGTGTGGACAGGACCAGACGAGCCATTAGAGTCGTTTATGTCAAGAATGTTAGTACAATACGAATTCACCTATAAACAAGAGGGTTTTTCATACACTAACGTAATAGAAAAAACAAAGCCTAAACTATATTATTATAGTGGTTTTATAACTAATCCTTTTGATGATGCAACGCAAAACTACTATATGCACGAAGTTAATGGTGCTACAGGTGTTATAACTGCAAGAGCATTTAACGACTTCCCTTTATGCACACCTTATGAGGTTACAGTTGCAGGTACTAACACAGGTACAATAGATTTAACAACTAAGTCTTTGCATTGGTCACAACAACCACCTTTAGCAAACAATTCTGTTATGTTTAGTGGCTTTATGAACAACATTAGCACACTACCTGCTAACAGTTTATATTTTGCCTATTGGTCGCAGTTTTTTAACCTTATATACAACAAAAACAATAAGATTGTAGAATGTCATTTAGATCTTAATGAGGTAGATATATTTGACTTTAAATTTAGTGATGAAATTTTTATAAAAGATAAATATTATAGAATACTAGATATAAAAAACTACCAGGTTGGAGAAAAGGTTAGTAGTAAGGTCACAATGATTACTGCAAACGATGATTTTGTAGGTACTTGCTTAGATTGTGACTTTGTTTTATCAAGCGTTAACAATCAAAACACATATTTTGGATACTTTATCTATGCACCATCTGACAATCCTACTGCAACACCTATTTTAAATATTGATATACCAGGTGGTACAAGTATGATGGGACTGATGACAAGTCAAGAATGTTGTGAGTGTAACAACGGACAATTTTACCCAATACCTAACACCACAAACGGCTTTACTGCTTGGCTACCAAACACAGGTATTTGTAAAGCAAACACAGGCAGTTTACCTATACAACTAAGAAACTTATACAATAGTAGAAACCTAATGAACTTTAACAATGTTAAGAGTTATGTAGGACTTGTCATAGGTGGCTACTATAAAGGACTAAGTGTAGGTAGTGACAGAAATAAATATAGTTTTAATATAGTGCCTGAGATGGCAGACGACATTAAAATAAAGTACAATGCTAACATAGGCAATATTGGTGTTTTGTTAGGAGAAAGTCACAGACTAATTTTACTTGGTAAAACATCAGGCAACACTAAAGGCTTTGCATATTCTTGTGGTACAGATAAAAAGAAACAAATAAAAATACCTATAAATAGTATTGTCAATATAAGGTTAAAAGGTATATCTACTGTTGTAGGTGGTTATAGTTCTACTTATCCACTAGGATCAACAGAGGCTTTTGCTTACTATACTGCATTTAGTAGCATAGAAGGACAAGACATAAAACAATTAGGTACTGCAAATGGCACACCTGAATATGCACTTAAAGAAAGTGGTGTTGTAGGTACTTGCACAATGGAAATAGACACAGATGGTGATATTGTTAGATTCGGTATAAAAGATGCAGATGCAGATGCTAAAAGAACCTGGCAAATATCAGTAGACTATGACGTTAATATAGTGCCTAATGTTGCAAGTAGAATAGATGCAAATGACGCACAATATCAAAATTTAGACTTTATATTATTACAAAACGAAGAACGACTACAATGGAACTAAAAAAATACATAGAATCAACAAGCAAACTAATTATACCTACTATTGACCACATACAGTTAGTAGAGCATAAAGACAAAGAGTTAGACTTTGCTTATGGTATGGAAGAATATCACACAAGCATAAGAAGAATGTTAAAACAATTATACAGAATAATATTTAGATAAAATGAGTATAGAAAAAACAGTTAAATTACAAATAGATTTAGAGGACGCTTTAAAAAGATTAGAAGACGTAGAAAAAGGTATTAAAGATTTAGGTGAAACCTCTAAAAAAACAGAAAAAGAGGTAGGGAATATTCGTAAAGGTTTTCAAGGTGTAGGTTTAGCATTTAAGGCAATTGGCATTGGTTTAGTTTTAAAAGCATTTGATAAATTAAGCGAGTCTTTAATGCAAAACGAGGCTATTGCAGACACAGTAGAAACAGTATTTAATAGTATTGGTGTAGCGTTTAAATTAGTGACTGATGCAATTGTTGGCACTGTCAATGCTGTTTCTAAATCTAGTGAAAATTTTGATGCTTTAGGCAGAATAACAAAAAATGTTTTAGACATTGCATTGACTCCATTAAAAATAGCTTTTCAAGGAATTAAATTAGGCATACAATCAGCTATGTTAGCTTATGAAAAATCTGTTTTTGGTGGCAAAGATGCAGACAAAATTGAAAAATTAACTGAAGATATTAATGCTACTAAAGCAAGTATTAAAGAGGTTGGTGAACAAGCTATACAAAGTGGTAAAGAAATAGTAGTAGATTTTAAAGAAGGTGTTGATGAAGTAAAAAACATTGGTAAAGTTGCAGTTGACAGCTTTAAAGAAACTTTTGAAGGAGTTACAGTAGAAGGTATTATACAACAAGGTAAGGCAATAACAGAAACAAGAAAAAACTATGAGCTTTTAGCATTGCAACAACAAAGATTAGTAGAGCAATTTGACAGAGAAGCAGAAATATTAAGACAGCAACGTGATGACACATCATTGACAATAGAACAAAGAATAGAGGCTAACGAGAAACTTGCTGATGTGTTATTAGAGCAAAACCAAGCCGAACAAGACGCTATTGATGCACAAATTGACTCACTTAATAATCGTATTAAGTTAGAAGGTGACAGTCAAGAATTAAGAAATCAAATATTTGCACTAGAAACAGAAAAACTTGCAGTACAAGCTAAGGTAACAGGTTTTCAATCAGAACAATTATTAAATCAAAATGCATTATTACAAGAGCAAAAAGATTTAGATGAAGAAATAGCTACAAAAAAGCAAACAAGATTAGAATTAGAACAAGAAGCAGCAGAATTAGGGTTAGAATTTGCAAAAAATATTAGTGATGAAAGACTTGCTATTTTAGTAGATGAAGCACAAAAAGAATTAAAAATTACAGAGGCAAAAATTGCAGCAGATAAGGCACTTAGAGTAGGTGCAGCTAAAGACATTTTGAATTCAGTTGCACAGTTAGCAGGTGAAGGAACAAAAGCAGCTAAAGCAGCAGCGTTAGCAGGTATACTTATAGATACTGCTAAAGGTGTATCAGGTGCAATAGCTGCAGGTGCAGGTTTAATATTTCCAGCTAACTTAGGTGCAATAGCAACAGGTGTAGCATCTGTTTTAGCAGGAATAGCAAATGCAAAAGCAGTTTTATCAAAAGTTGGAGGTGGTGGACCAGGTCCTGATACTGATATAGATGTGCCAACAGGTGATACATCAATTGCACAAGGTTTAGGTCCTCAAGATATAAATATGGAGGCAATAGATCAACCTGCATTAGGCACAGGGCAACCGACACAAGCATTTGTTGTAGAAAACGATATAAGCAATGCACAAGCACTACAACAAGAACTTGATTTACAAAGTACATTATAAACAAATACGACAACTTTATATTTATTATTGTTATGGCTAAAAAGAAAAAACTAATAGAACTAATTATAGATGAAACTGCAGACCACTTTGGCGTTGATGCTATAAGTGTTGTAAAATTTCCTGCAATAGAAGAAAACTTTGTTTTTTTTAACAATGACTTTTTAAGTTTAGCAAAAGCAGACGAAGAAAAAAAGCAACTTGTAGGTGCAATACTTATACCTGACAAAAAAATACCTAGATTAGACAAAGAAACAAACGAGGAGTATGACGTGTTTTTTACTAAAGACACTATAAAACAAGCGCAAAAGCTATTTATGGCGAGTCTTAACAACAATAATCATACTTTTGAACACCAAGAGCCAATACAAGGCTTGACTGTCGTAGAATCGTGGATTAAAGAAGATAAAAAATATGACAAGTCTAATATGTATGGCTTTAACCTGCCTGTCGGCACTTGGTTTGTACAGGTTAGTGCAGAAAATAATCCTGAAATTTGGGAAGCTATAAAAAACAAAGAGGTAAGAGGCTTTAGCATAGAGGGTTATTTTACAGATAAACTTATAGAAGCAAGTAAACCAAAAGATGTTGTATTAAGCGAATGTACTGACTGTCCTGACGAGGTAACATTAGGTAAAATAAAAGACATAATATTACAAAATGAACTAAATCCTGTTGCAGAGATGGACGGAGAGCCATTATTTAGAACCAAAGAAGAAGCAGAGATTTATGCAGAGATGTTTAAAGGTTGTTCTGGTAGTCACATACACACGTTAGATGGTGAACGACTGTATATGGCTTGTACAGACCACGCAGAGGCAACAATGAAAGAGGAGATGTACCATAAAGGTAAAAAGAAAAAAAAGCGAAAGAGAAAATACAAAATGTTAGAATACATTGCTTATGCTAAGAAAAAGGCTATGTTAAAATATAGTTGGGACGATTGTATGAGAGACCAAACTAAGCAATATGGCAATAAAGAAACTGCTGCTAAAGTCTGTGCAGCAATAAAAAATAGGACAGTAAAATACTAAAGAAATAAACGAATTAATAACCTTTATATTTATTTATGTTATGGGTACACTAGAAAAAATTTTAAATATCTTAAAAATGAAAAACGAAGTCAAATCTTATAGCGTAAAATTCTACGCTGAAATGAAATTAGAGGACGGACGTATAGTTGCTACTGAAGATGAGCAATTTATGATCGGTTCTAAAGTCTTTGCTATTTCTGACGATGGCGAAGCATCTCCATTAGAAGCAGGTAGCTATACAATGGAAAACGGAAATAAATTAACTATTGGCGAAAATTCAGAAGTTCTTGATATGGGCGAAGAGGCAGAAGCAGCAGATGTTGAAGAAACAGAGGCTAAAGCTGAAGAAGAAGAAATGAGTGAGGAAGTTGTAGAAGAGGCAAAGGAAGAAATGTCGGAAGAAGTAGAAGAAGTTAAGGAAGAAGTTAAGGAAGAAGTAAAAGAAGAAGAGCCTGTTATGATGTCATCAGATCTTATTGGTGAACTTATGACAAAAATAGAAGATTTAGAAAGTAAAATAGTTGAGCTAAGCAAAGAACCTGCTGAGGAAGGTATAAAATACAATCCTGAAGGTACTAACCTTAGTGCTACTATTGATTTAAATAAACTGTCTACAAGAGAAAGGGCAGCATATTACATTAACAATAAATAATTTAAAAAATGGCAAATAATAAATATAATTTAAGCAAAGAGTATCAGTTTGATATAACTGTTACCGACAATACCTATGCAGGTAAATTAGCGTTGCCTTATGTTACTGCTGCAGTAAAAAGTCCTGACACAGTAGCTAAGGGATATGTTAGACAAATAGATGGTTTAAACAGTAAAGCAGTTATTTCTAATTTAGGAATATCAGATCCTATTGTTGCAGCTTCTTGTTCTTTTGGTTCAGGAAATGACACATCACTTACTGAATCAGTTCTTACTTTAACTGACCTAAAAGTTAACGAAGAAATTTGTAGAGGTACTGTATTTCCAACTTGGATTGGAGAAAATATGGACAGAAATGGTAATTTACCAGGCACTTTTGAGGATTTCTTATTAGGTGCAGTTGCAGGTAGAGCAGGTGAGCAAATGGAAAACTTTATTTGGAGAGGTGCAGCACCATTTGGTACAGGATTTTGTTCTAATGACGGAACATTAGACGAGGCAGGTGCAGACGCATCTATTCTTAAAGATTTCTTTGAAGTTGATTTTGCAGATGCGTTAGCAGCTACAGATATTTTAACTGACTTAGCATCTATCTACAATTCAGTTGTAGCAAACAGACCAGGATTATTGACTAAGCCAGGTTTTGGATTCTATATGAATAGCAAAACTTACGGATTCTACTTACAAGCACTTGCAGCGGCAGGTTCTAATCAAGGTATTAATAATGCAGGTTCTAATCAAGCATTCCAAAATGTAACTTACTTTGGCTATCCAATCTATGTTTGTCCTGGTTTATTTGATGACGTTATCATTGCAACTTACAAAGACAACTTAGTATTTGGTACTAACCTTGCAACTGACTATACAGAAGCAAGAGTAATTCCAACTTATCAATATGATGGTTCAGACAACGTCAGAATTGTTATGAACTTTGCAGTTGGTGTTGGCGTTGGAGTACCAACAGATGGTGTATTTGGTTCAACTGTTTGGACTTAATAGATACTTTAAATGGGGAGTTGTAATATACTCCCCTTTTATTAACCTTTAAAATAAAACATTATGGCTTGTGATATAACACGAGGACGATTAATAGACTGCAAAGATTCAATAGGTGGGTTAAAGGCAATATACATTGCTAAAAAATTCTGTAATAACATTTCGGCAGTTGCAAATATAAATACAACTGAAATGACAGAAGCAGGTTTTGCTAATTGGGACGGATTTGGTGGTACTGTTGAAGTCTTTAAATATGACTTAGTACCTAATTTGTCAAGTATGACTGTAAATATACAATCTGACAATGCCAACGGAACTACATTTTTTAATCAGACATTGTCTATCACTTTACAAAAGATTGACCACGATATGACTAATGAGCTTAGACTTATGGCTTTTAGTAGATCGCAAATATTTGTACAAGATGAAAACGACAATGTCTTTTTATTAGGTATTGACGGAGGTTGCTATGTAACAGGTGGAACAGTTGTAACAGGTGCTGCAAAAGGTGACTTAACAGGTTACACTATTGAGTATGGTGCAGAAGAAAGAAACGCACTAATACAGTTACCTGCAAGTGCAGGAGCTGCAACTGCTAAATTTCCATTTGATGGTTTAACAGATGAAGCGAACCTAACTATAACAACAGGAACTTAATCGTTACTCTAAATAGATAAAGAAAGGGGTTTTTTGCCCCTTTTTTTGTACACTAAAAAACAATATCTTAACTTTTATATTTATAATAAAAACACTATGGCTTGGAAACTTAAAAAAGAGTGGGTTGGTAAAAGCATTGACAGTATAAATATTCCACTTGACGACTTAACACAAAAACAAATACTATCACTTAGAGAAAGTGTTAGAAATAACTTATTTATAAAAGAAAGTAAAAAGAAAGATGCTAAAGTTAAAAAGTAAATATGAAGGTACTGTATTTCACAGTATTAACGAACTTAGTGCAGACTTAATATATGAATTAAAAGAGAATAATCCTGAATTTATATATGAATATTTTTATGAGGTATGATACAATTTGACTTAAATAATACGTTACATAGTGCATCACTAGACATTGCAGATGCTATAAATAGCACATACAGACCTTTGGTACAGTTTAAAAGCCAACTAACAGGTAAATCTAAATATTTTATACCTACAATCTTTACTACAACATTTAGCGATAGATATTGTATAATATATTGGTTTGACTCTACAAGTGAAGACCTAGATAGTGGCATAATAGATGTAGGAAATACTGATTTTCCACTTGGCTTTTATGACGTAACAATATATAAAAATATAAGTGCAACTAATTTAAATCCTGCAGTAGCAACACCTGTATATTACACAATACTTAATATGTTTGACTCTACAAAATCATCATCTACTTTTACACAGTACACAACTAACGACACAGACACAAATAGTGTTTATATAACATTTTAATTATGAATTTTGACTTAGTAAAATTATCACATTACAATATTCCTCACATAGTAGAGGACACACGCAACGATTGGGTAAATTTTGGCGAAAATAACTTATATCCTAATTATTTACTAGAACTATTTTTAGGTAGTGCAATAAATGGTGCGTTGATTAAGTCAATAGGTGCAATGATTTATGGCGAGGGTATTGCTGCAACTAATGTAGACGAAAACACAGACACAAAAGAATCATATTTAAGACTAACAGAACTACTACACAACTCAGATGACGATGTGCTAAAAGATTTAGCTATGGACTTAAAGCTATTTGGTGGTTGTTATGTTAATGTCATTTGGTCTAGGGATCGTAGCAAGATAGCTAAGATGAAGCACGTGCCTGCTCAGTTTATTAGAAGTGGCAAAATGATTGACGGAGAAGTACAAACTTATTATTATAGTGCAGATTGGTCAAAATCAAAAAAAGCAGAATATAAACCTAGACCTTATAGAGCATTTAGCACAGAGGACAGAACACAAGCATCTCAGATACTAATGATTAGAGATAAAAACCCTGCTTTGCATTATGGCTTTGTGCCTGACTATATAGCATCTACTGACTATATACAGTTAGACTTAGAAATAGCACAGTTTCATTTATCTAATATTAGCAACGGAATGTTCCCAAGTATGGCAATAAACTTTGCAAATGGTGTGCCAACAGACGAAGAAAGGCGAACAATTGAAAGACAGATAAACCAAAAATTTGCAAGTAGTGGAAATGCAGGTAAAATACTTATAACATTTAACGATGGCAAAGAAACTGCACCTGAGATAGTACCAATAGATAGTAATGGTGCAAGTGAGAAATACCAATTTTTGTCTACTGAGGTTGTAAATAAAATATTGTCTGGTCATAGAGTTACAAGTCCAATTTTATTTGGTATAAGGTCAGAGGGTGGTGGCTTAGGTAACAATGCAGACGAGTTAAGAGATGCGTATAGTTTGTTTAACAATACTGTCATCATACCATTTCAAAACATACTACTACAAGGACTAAATAAGATATTTAGAGTAAATGACATAAACTTAGATTTATATTTTAAAACACTAAAACCTGCCGACTTTATTGACTTAGAAGTTACAAAGACACAAAGCGAAGAAGATCAAGAAAAAGAGGGAGTAACAAAAGAGGACATAGAGCAAGAGCAGTTAAAAAAAAAATTTAAAGATTTACAAGACATAGACACTAAGCCAACAAAAGGTATGGTAGAAGAGGCAATTAAAGGTTTAGAATGGCGAAGAGAATATGGCAGAGGGGGGACTCAGGTAGCTGTCGCAAGAGCCACAAACATAAAAAATGGAGACAATCTTAGTTTTGACACAATCTCTCGTATGAATAGTTTTTTTGCAAGACACGAAGTAGACAAACAAGCAGAAGGTTTTTATCCTGGTTCTGACAAATTTCCAAGTGCAGGTAGAATAGCTTGGGCATTGTGGGGTGGTGATGCAGGACAAAGTTGGGCAGCTAAAAAAGTTAAGGAAATAGAAAATGTCAGAGCAGATTTGTCAGATGAAGACTTTGACAATGTATTTAACGCACTTAAAGGCGAAAAAATAGATTTAGACAAATGGGAAGTAGTAGACGAACAAGATTATGTAAATGACTATGAGCATTGGGCAGATAGCTTTATAGAACCTACTGACGTTAAAAAGTTTGCAGATG